ACCTTTGGTGACGGAGATAATCTTAGTGCCAATGCAGGGAGTGCTGGTACTTGGACTAAGGCAGGGAACACAGGAATTTACACAAGTAAGAACGTAGGTATAGGAACAACTTTACCAACTGCTTCTCTATATGTCTCAGGTAACGTACAATTAACAGGTATTACAACTGGAACATTCGTTGGAGATGGTTCTGGTCTAACTGGTGTGACTGCAACAGGTTCTGGTGTTGTCATTAAAGATAGTGGTGTTCTAGTTGGTGTTGCACAGAGTCTTAACTTCGATAGAAACTTAGATGTTACACAGGTATTTGGTGGTAATGTCACAGTTTCTGCTGCTGACACGGTAGGATTTGCATTTACTTCTGGATTCTCTACTACATCTGCGTATGCAGACTCTTCTGGAATCGCTACTAGATCAGCAACAACTGGATTCGCTGACACGGCAACCTTGGCAATCAGTGCAAACTTTGCCACAGTCGCTGGTATTGTAACATACGCATCAGCATCTGGAGTTGCAACCAACTCAGGAGTAGCTGAGTATGCGAAGGTAGCTGGTATCGCATCATACGTTGCCAATGCAGGGTTCTCAACCATGGCAGGGTATGCACACACAGCTGGTATAGCCTCAGTCGCACAGAATTTAACAGGAACTCCATCAATAGTTGTTGATAATATTAATGGTACTGGAATTGTAACCTTCCCAGGCCAAGGCAGTAAGATGCGTTTCGACTTTGACGCAACAGGTGATCTACCTTCTGCTACAAGTTGGAGAGGTATGTTTGCATGGGCAAACAATACTAAGACTGCATATGTTTCCAGTGGTCATACAATGGGTGGTTACAATGGTTGGAGACAGATACTTCATCAAGACATGTATGGCAACTACTTTACTGTAGGTGTCGTAACTGCATCTAAGTTTGCTGGTGATGGATCTGAACTTACTAACCTACCATCAACAGATAGTATATGGAGATCAAACTCTACTGGTATTCATACTTTAACTAACATTGGTATTGGTACTACTAACACAGAGGGATATAAACTTAACGTACTAGGTAACTTTAAGCTACAAGGCAGACTGGACGGAACTGCAACAGGTAACATTTTACCTCACCTATGGACTAATTACAATGATCTACCAGCTGCTGGAATCAATCATGGTGCGTTTGCTCATGTTCATGAATTTAACAAGGCGTATTTTGCTCACAATATAGGAACCACAATCAATGTTACAGTCAGTACCGACACTGTGGGAGGTCAAGCAACAGGTGTATTCTACTTTAATGGTGTAGAAAGACCTGGCAATTTCCCGATTGCAAGAGGTGGTACTTACATCTTAAATCAAGATGATGCAAGTAACGTAAACTATAACAATCAAGAACATCCATTGATGTTCAGTACAACTTCAGATGGAGAGTTGGCTGGTGGTGATCATTATATGATGGGTGTTACCTATAAGTTAGATAATGTTGTCGTCAACATGGCAGGGTATGTCAGTGGATTTAGTTCTGCTACTACTCGTAGAATAGAATGGACTCCAGTGGCGGCTGCACCTAACACACTATACTACTGGTGTCATTACCATACAGGGCAAGGAAACTCCCTGTCAATGAATAATAATGGTTGGCATGAACTTGTCAACAAAGATCTTGATGGCACTGTAGGAACAGGAACTGAGAACTATAGAATTGGTGTTGTGACTGCAACATCATTCTTTGGAAATGGTTCTGGTATAACTGGAATTGGAGTCACATATACATCAGTAGCTGGAATCGCCACTCTAGCAAGAGGATTGACTGGAACGCCTAACCTCAATGTTGGTGTAGTAACTGCATCTAGTTTTGTTGGTGATGGTTCTGGACTAACTGGTGTTACCGCCTCTGGTACTGGTATCATAATCAGAGACGATGGTACACTCGTAGGAACCATTGGTACTATTAACTTTGGTACAAATCTTTCAGTATCAGCTGCATCTGCTGGTGTTGTAACAGTCACCGCATCAGGTGGTGGTGGAGGAGGCGGTGGTATCGCTGGTATGGTATATCAAGAAGAAGGATCTACCGTTGGTACTGCACAAACAGTTAACTTTATCGGAGCTGCATGTACAGTAACTCATAGTGGTGGAGTTGCAACTGTCAACTTGGCAGGAGCAGTTCCGTTCACAGGCCCTGCAGCAAATATAACTGCACTTGATATCACACAGTATGAGACTGCATATGGTTGGGGCAACCATGCAAGTGCTGGATATCTAACAAATATTAACAGTCAAAACTTAGGTGATCTATCTAATGTTTCTAGTGCAGGCCCAAGTGTTAACAATGTACTAACATGGAATGGATCATCATGGGTTCCATCCGCACCTACAGGTGGTGGTGGAAGTGGTGTTATCATCAAAGAAGAGGGAACTAATGTTGCATCGGGTGTAACATCAATCAACTTTGTTGGATCTGGTGTGACTGCAACGGCATCTGGAACTGATGCAACTATCACGATCACTGCAACAGGTGGTGGAGGAGGAGTTTCGACCACTGGATTCGGAACATTCACTGCATCTGCTGGTGTTGAACAGCAAATAGATTCATTCCCAATCGCTAGTTACTCAAGTGCAGAATACACATTCATGATTGGTATAGGAACATATAGACAATCACAGAAAGTTCTCGTAATGCACGATGGAGTTACAGCATACTCACAAGAATATGCTATCATGTTCACTCCAGAACAACAGGTATCCATCGCTGCAACAGTAAGTAGTACCAATGTCTTGGTTAAGTTTACACCTGAGGCTGGAATATCTGGACTAACAACATACAGATTCGTTAAGACCTTAATTCAAGGACTATGATTCATACTAGTACGAACACTCTTGATAGGACAGGACTGGCTACCAAGCCGACTGGAGCTGATGATAAGAAAGCATACTCTATCAAATGTTATACCAAAGATGATTGGATATTCATTCACGAAGAACTAGAGAAAGATGGTTCACTGGAAGATAATATCCCAGACCCATCTATAGTATGTCCTGACAAGAAAGAACATAGTGATACCAGAGCAACTTACATGTTGACTGATGCGGAAGCAGAAGATCTAAGAAAACATGAAAAGGTGCAGTGGGTGTGTATTGACTATGACGTTTACCCAGGCAACTATTCTCCAGATCCAAAAGATATTGTCGCTGGTGTAAGAAGGTTTGGTAGATTTGATAAGACAGTATCTAACTACAGAGCATGGAATACTGCCCCATCTACACCACCTACATCTCAGGCTGGTATTGGTGCATCAGATAAGAACAGAACTGGATATCAGATACTAAGACATACACAAAAAGAGAATCCTTGGGATGCAACATCCACTGGAGTAACTGGAAGTGATCATATAATAATAGAAACAGAACCAAAACAATTAGGTGACGGAACTGGCGTAGATGCAATCGTATCTGATGATGGTTTCTGGATTGCACACCCTGAGTTTGTACACACTGACGATGATCCTGTAGGATACTCAACAGGAAACGCATTGACATGGAGTGGTATATCTACAACACCAGGCACATGTGGTGTCCTAGATGTACTTCTTGATGGTCCATATTATATTGATCCAGACTGGTTCAATGCAGATCCAGCCAACAGATTAGAACAACGTTGGGATGGCACAACAGTTCCACAAGAATCTGTTGCAAGAGCATGGTGGTCTGATGCTAGTCAAAGATCTGTAGGATTCTCCACTATAGGAACTACCAGTGGTTTCAGTGCTTCATATACAAGAGCTAATTGCAATGGCACTAATACTGCAAAACCAACTAACGGTTCTGATCACGGAACTCAGTGTGCTGGTCAAGTATTTGGTAAGAATTATGGATCGGCATATAACTGCAACAAATGGGTATTAAATGGTATCGGTGGTTCTAATGCTGGAATAAATGGTAGTCAATTTGATATACAGAAACTCTTCCACTTATATAAACCAAACTATGATAGACATTCTGCTATCACTGGCAAACAAAATGATACAAAAAATCCTACAACATCAGCTAATAGTTGGGGATATAGATCAAGCAGTATTCATACTACTGGATATTATTGGTATAGACCATCAGCAATAGACGGAACTGTAACTGGTGTGTCATATGGTGGTACTCTTGGTGAACCAGCTTTCTTTGATCTACTAGGTGCATATGGTGATGGTAGCAGATGTAAAGGTGAGATGATAGACAGTTCTGTCACCGCAGCTGGTGATGAGTTAGCTGAAGCGGGAGTCATATTCATTGCTGCAGCTGGTAACAGTAATCAGACTCAAACAAGTCCTGGCGATCTTGATTTTGATAACTATTGGTCTACATCTTCTCAAGGTAATAGTGTCTCCTTACAATCTGCAACTCATTTTGAATTTGGTTTACAATGTTATAACACTATCAACAGAAGAGGATGGCCTCAGGCACTCGGTAAGACTACATCTGGTTTATCTACTGCTGGAACTGAGTATGCTTGCATCAATATTGGTGCATTAGATGACCAGTATATAAGCAGTGGGCTAGGTGGTAACACCACAGACTATAAAGAAAAGAAAGTCAGTTATAGTGACATGGGAACAGGTATTGATTGTTATGGTGCTGCTGACGATACACTCACAGCAGACGGTAGAGCATCAAACTTAACATATCCTCACCCAGAAACATATACTGGACTAGGATTTGTTCCCTACGATGTTGACTTTGGTGGAACTAGTTCTGCATGTCCTACATGTGCTGGATGGATTACTACCAAGTTACAATATAATAGAGACTGGACTTGGAGGGATGTGAAAAACTGGTTGAAAAATAACTGTGGAACTCAAGATCCTGACAGATTTTATTATGGTGATGACATTACATCTTTTACTGCAACAACACAGGCATGGGAAGATATGTATTCAGTACAATCGTATGGTCAAGGTCCTGTTGTAATATGGGATGCTCCCACTGGTTCACCCTCTGAACCTAAAAAACCTGAGATCAGAATCACAAACTCACCTAACCTAAAGTTTAGTGGTGGAGTTGAGATAAAGTTCTCCTAATAAATACTAAAAAAGACTAGCGCAATGGCAGAAAAATCGTTCGGTGTAAAGGATCTTAATATAGTTGGAGCAAGTGGCGACCCAACTATAGAGAGTAACGGCGACCTAAATTTAAAAGCTGGTCAAGTTGCAATTCAGACCAATACCGCAGTCACAGGAGTAGTTACTGCAACAAAGTTTAGTGGTGATGGATCTTTACTAACAGGAATCACTGCTTCTGGAAGTGGTATTATCGTTAAAGATGGTGGTGGTTTAGTAGGAACTGCTGGAACAATAGATTTCGGAACTAACTTAACTGTAACTGCACTATCAGGTGGATCTGTAACTGTAAACGCAGCTGCAAGTGATAGTGGAATTCAAGTTCAAGATGAAGGAACTGGACTAGGAACTGCAACTACACTCAACTTCGTTGGTGATGGAGTGGTTGCATCTGGTGGTGCAGCAACTAAAACAATTACTATCGCTGGTGCAAGTACACCACAAAACCTAACATTAGCAACTCTAGATGTTTCTGGAATTACAACTTCTGGTAGTTTTGTTACTGATCTTATTCCTGGCAATGGAACTGGTAGAGGATTCTGTACCAGATATTATATTACTGCAAACGGTTCTTCTTCATATAGTTTTGCAGGGCCTGGTCAAAGAAACACTGTGGGGAATCCTACTCTTTATTTAATGAGAGGTTTCTCATATATGTTTGAGAACTCAACAGGTGGTTCACACCCATTCCGTATTCAATTTACAAACACAAGTACAGGCGTAGGAACATACGTCAGTGGATCTCAGACAGGAGTACAGATATTCACAATACCACATGATGCACCAGCAAGTTATGAGTATCAATGTACTGTGCCATCACACACTGGTATGAAAGGAACCTTTATTATCCCTAGTTAATATTAT